ATGTTGGCCGTTGCCGGCTTCGGCGTCATGACGTCGACTGAAGCGCAGGCCGCCGGCGTCAAGACCCAGAATTACGTGGTTGTTCAGCAACCGGCCGTCACGAACGGTGAATCAGTATGGAGAGATCGGGACCGCCTCTAGAATCGCGTCATAGATTCGCGGGCGAAGCCTTTGACGTGGGCGGGCTACCTGTGACTACCTGTGGGTGCCCCTATTTTGCATGGATATACACACTCGCGAACCGTGGGTAGTTGTGGGTGTCTGTGGGTGACGTGCGGACTCAATGCGGACTATCCGGCGGGTGGTAAAGCAAGGTTCATGAGTTCGGATGCCGCATTCACCACGTCATCGACCGATGTCTCCCACAGGTGCGAATACACATCCAATGTCATTGACGGGTTCGCGTGCCCCAACGACTTGGAAACTGTCACGACGTCGCACTTGGCCGCGATCAGTGCGGAGGCATAGAAATGACGGAGAGCATGGGGGTGTCGCATCTGCTCCGGCCAATCTTTGGTGGCCTCACGCATCGCGTCGTAGAACGATGGGTATGACATGTGGCAGCCAGGTTTTACCCCCGGAAATATCCAGTCGGTCGGGCCCGCCCCTACTCTTTCGGCCTGTTTCCGTAGAAGTCGTATGAGATCAGCCGGTGCCGTCGCATCACGAACCGAGCCGTACTTAGGGGCGGTGGGCGGAAGCATGACTCTGGAGATGCTCACTTGTCGGGAAACACGAATCGTTGACGGACCTCGTAAGTCAATGGGTTGAAGTCCGAGTATTTCCCCGGATCGGAGGCCGGCAAAAGATGCGGAAGCTAGCATCGACGTGTAGGGCTCATGGGAACGCTCCAACATAGATTTCACGTGCTTCACCAAAGGAATCTGGGTGTCCCATGGTTCCTTCTGAATCTTTGGGAGCTTGACACCCTTATATGGGTTGAAGGGTATGAGCCGGTCGATGGTTGCGGCGTTGAGTATGGCTCCAATTTTCCCGGTGTACATCCTGATGGTCGAGGATTTTAAGGGCACCGGTCCTGTTCTAAGGGTCACGATCCAGTCTTGGACATGCTGCCGCGTGATCCTGTTCAGCGGAAGGTCAACGAACGGGCACTTGTCGATCGCGGACTTGTAGTTTCTTTCCGTGTTCCGGTTGATTTCTAACCTGGGCAGGTACGTTGTTTCGGCATATTCGCGGAGGGTCTTACGGCCCCCGGCGGGAGCCATATGGGTACCTCGTGCGACGGAGGATATTTTCTCGGCTTCCCAGGCGACGGCTTCGCGTTTGGTGGCAAAGTGGCGGGCGTACTCACGGCCGGTTTCGTCCCTATATCGTGCTCGCCATTTTCCGTTCGGTCGTTGTTTGACGCTCATTGTTCTTTTTGGTTTTGTGGGTTGTCGGCGTCCCGATGATTGGTGCCAGCTTGAGTCTTGCGTGTCTGTTGCTTATGACGGTGTTGTTCGATTTTCAGACGGTCTCTCATCACTGCTTCGGTGACGCCATATTCTTCAGCCATGAACCAGACGGGTAGGTCTGGTTCGTGGTAGTCGATGGTCGGTAGCAGCAGAAGCGCGGTCTCGTATCGGACTTTTCGCTCGACGCCGGCTTTCTGGTGGCCACTGTGGCCGCGGGCGTGGTGGACGAGTTCGTGTGTGAGCGTGCAACGTTGTTCCACGTGGGTGAGTGAATCGTCTAACCAGATCGTGTCGTCGAGCGTGTACCCCGGGCAATGCTCGAGGGGTACACGCTCGATGGTGAGTCCTGGTGGTAGATGCTCCCATGGATCAAAATTTGAACTATTCATGGGGTCATAGGGTAATCCCAGGGTCTGACAGGTTAAGAACGGCCTGTGGATTCTCGTCGGATGGCGGTCACGAGGTCGCTTAAGGCCCACTCGATCTCGCTGGAGCTCTCGGCCACGGAGGTGGAAAGCTTACCGTCGGTCTCTGGGGTGTAGAGACCAAGCTCTTCCGCGGCGGCCAAGACCACCTTGGCGGTGGAGGTCTGCAAGAACACCGCGGCTTTCTCGATCACCACGACGGTGGGAAACACCTTCACACCGGTAGCGAGCCGTTGAAACGAGTTTTTCGGCGCCCCGTGCTTCGCTTCCAGGGCGTTCCACCCGATGGAGGACTTCTCGCGCTTGAGACGCATCATCTCCGAAAGAATCATTAGTTCGCCGCCTTCGGTTCACACCGGACATTGGCCGAGTTACCTTCGGCGCTGTTGGTGTCCCACGTCTTGCCGTCGACGTTCAACTCGCACGAGAGCTTCGTGTCCTGACCGCCGGTAGCTTCCACTGTCATGGAGGGGTGATCTGATCCTTTGATCGTGAGGGCCTTCTCCCAATGTCCGGAGGTGTCGTAGGAGTTTGTGCTCGAGTCTGTGGTCACTGTGACGTGTGCCTTGGTGTTGACGTCGGCGATGAACTTCACCTTGAAGTCGTCATCGTTGCCTTTTGAAGTCGACGACGAGGCAGGGCTAGCTTGGCTCGATGCGGGGGCGCTGTTGGTGTTGGTGTTTCCGCACCCGGACAGTGCTATGAGCGCTAATGGGGCGAGGTATATGGGTAGGTGCGAGCGTTTCATGGTGGTGTCTTTCTGGATGTGGCGACGTTTAGGCGTCGTCGGTGGGCGGTTCTTGTGGCCGCTTCGTTTGGTCCGCCGGATCAGCAAGAAGGTGCCAGCTGCCAAAAGGACCATCACTGATCCTCCGATGACGGAAAAAGAGCCCACGGTGAGTGTCTTTCTGTGACTATTCCAATCTTTTGGGCGTGTGGTTCAGACGGCGTCTACGCGCCGTCGTAGGGGGTCTCTTGGGTTTCTTCGCCACGCGCCCGTTCGGCGGCGCGACGGTGCTTCCATTCCGGGTCTGCGTTCTCGTACGCGGCGGCGTCGAGATTATCTAACTCCGGGTGTAAACGGCTGGGCAGCTGGGTAGCGGCTGCGTCTTCGTATTCCCGACCAGCGGTGCCGGGCATCCGTCGCAGTTGCTTGGCTCGGATGATCACATCGATCATATTGAGCACCGACTCGCGTTCTCGTCGATCGAGGGCTGCGGCTTCTTCTGGCAGGACGAAGGGATCCTTGAGCTCGGGGTTACCGGCAGCTTTGAGTAGTTCGTTTTCAGATACTCCCAGCGCCGCCGCGAAAGCTTGGATGACATCCAACCCGGGTTTTTCGGGGTGGTTGCCGCGCATGTACTTGCCGACGGTGGTGAAGCTCAGTGTGTAGCCATGTTTGTTTGCCTCCTGCTCGATGCGTCTGTATGACCAATTGTTACGGTTCGCCTTTTGGAGGGCGTCCGACAGGTAGCTCATGGCTTCACTTTCCGCGAGATTTCAAGGCAAGACAATAGTACGTGTGCGTGTGCCGTACACAAAGAACACCGCTGTAATTCCGGCAGGGCAGGGGAGTTAAGGCAGATAAGTGACTGCGCGTGTACAAACGTGTGCACATGTAGTACTGTATGGCATACAGCAATACAGAACGAAAGGGGTAGATGGTGGAGCAGGTCACCCACTTTGTAGCCGAAGTCAATCGGCAGGCGCTCCGCAACGCAATGGATTTCCACGGGTTTAGTCGACGAAAAACGGCCACTCTGGCCGGGGTCTCGGCTGCATCCGTGGGAAACCTTGCCGGTGGCTACCGGACGCAGTGCTCAGCCGACACGGCTCGCAAGATCGCAAAGGCTCTGGGGGTCCCCACGGCTTCCCTTTTTTTGCTCAAACCGGTCACTGTAAACCACACGGACATACATGCGAAGAGGGCGGCGTAGTTCATGGGCGCGGACAACGTTTTCGGGGTCATGGACTCGGTCGAGTGCGCGTCCGTAATGGGGATCAGTTTGGACCAGTTGCAGTACCTCAGGGCGCGGAAGCAAGATCCGCCGTCGTTCAGGATCGGCCGGGCGGTCCGGTACCGAAAAGCGGCGGTCCTCGAATGGATCATCCAGCAAGAACAGGAATCACGGAAAGGAACAGCGGCATGAGCCAGCTAGACATCTTCAATTACCAGGACCACCAGGTGCGCACGATCGCCGACGAGAACGGCGAACCCTGGTTCGTTGCCTCCGACGTCGCAAAAATTCTTGGATACCGCGACGCCGCCAACATGACACGGCGTTTAGATCCCGAGGACCTTCGTACTCACTCAGTGAGTACGAGCGCGGGAGAGCGTCAAGCAACCATCATTTCGGAGCCGGGTCTGTACGCTGCGGTTCTCGGTTCCCAGGTGGAGGGGGCGAAGGCTTTCAAGCGGTGGGTCACTCATGAGGTGGTCCCGTCGATTCGTCGGCATGGCGGTTACATGACGCCGCAGAAGATCGAGGAAGTTCTCACTAATCCGGACACCATCATTCAGCTCGCGACCAACTTGAAGAAGGAACGGGCCGCCCGTGAAGAGCTCGAACTGAAGGTGGAGGCTGACCGGCCCGCTGTGGAATATCACGATCAGTTCGTGGCACGGCATGACCTGATCACGATTCGCACGCTCGCTAACCAGATCAACGTGAAGGAAACGGTGATCCGGGATGCGTCGGTGGAGCGGCGTTGGTTGTGGCGGCATTCCATCGAGCGGATGAACTCCAAGGGGCAGAAGGTCACCGAGTACAAGTACGGGGTCTATTCGCCGTACAAGAAGTACTTCGTGCTGGTCAATAACCACACGGCACCGCGGTTGTTCGGTGAGGTCCGGACCACGGTGAAGGTCACTCCGGCCGGTGCTCAGGCCGTCGAGAAGATGTTCAGCAAACAGGAAGTTTTGGAGGTCGCGTAATGCGTCTGGTTTCTGTCGAAGAGTTTGAAGAAAACACGGTCGAGGATCTTGTTTCCGATCTTCCGGACCGCCTCTACAAGGTCGAGGTTATCGGTGGGGGACCGGTTCCGGAGCGTACGCTTGCGAATTTCGCGGCGCGTTACCCGGAACAGAAAGAGTTCTTCTACCCGTCGGCCCGGCGCGTGTACCGGTCGGTGTCTGCGGCTCGTGCACGGGCTGACCTGCTCCGCGACTGCGGGTGTGACGTGACCGTTTATGAATGCACACCGGACTGGGCGGTCTGCGAGACAAAGCAGGAGCGGATCGCACGGCTTGAGGCGGAGAACGCCGAGCTACGGGCAAGCCTCGGTTTAGACGGTGCGGCATGAGTTACGTCGATTCGATCTACGAATTCGTGAACGCTGACGACTCCTGCAACGGGTGCGGGAATCAGCCTGGCGCGTGCGTTTGTCCCGTGTTGTTCGGCATCGACGACGACATGGTCGCGGACATCCACTGGAAGCGACGCGGCGAGGAATGAAACGCGGCGGACACCAAAGCGCCAACCGCGGTGCCCGCCACATGTAAGCCCAACGGTCGAGATGGATCAAAGACCGGAACTCACACAGACAAGGATACCTGACCCATGAACCACACCGGCCCCGAGATCATCCCGGCCCTTCTAGTCCTGGCGTGCGTTTTCCCGGCGCTCGTCCACCACCTGGCCGGACGGTTCACCCCGTTCACCAGGGACCCTATCGACCTCTACCAGGAGGTCATTCGTAACGCAGTACGTGCCCTGATACGTGGGCGCCACACCAGGAGGTAAACAGCATGCCACCGAAATCGATCTACACGCTCCTCGCGGAACACGAGGCTTCGCTGAATATCGCTTTCGCGCAGAGATTCCTCGAGTACCAGAAGGACCGTGTGAACCGCGCGCACCGTGAGTACGAGGAAGCTATGGCCGCGCAACGCGACGCCGAGAACTATCTTGACGAGCTCTGCGCGAAGAACCCGAACGTGAGGCCGCCGCAGCACACGGCCGCGGAGATCGTGAAAGGACACCAGGAACAATGACGCGTTACCGTTCACTGCTTTATCGGGGGACGCCCGGCCCGAAACCGGGCACGGCCCCCTGGCGGGCGGCCATGACGGCGTCGAAGGTGTCTGCGACGTTCATGCCTTCCCGGTCCCCGTACATGTCCTATTTCTCGCTGTGGCATGAGATGGCCGGGAACCTGACGGGTACACCGGATAGCGATGTGCTTCAAAGGGGGCGGGTATTGGAGCCTGCGATCGCCGGATGGTTCCGGGAACAGCACCCTGGGTGGAATGTTCGGTCGCCGAAGGGCCGGTGGTGGGTGCGGGAAGACGATACTCGTATGGCTGCCACACCGGACTTCATTGTTGAACAGGGCGGGGAGGTCTTGGGCTTGCTGGAGTGTAAGTCCGCTCAGGACATGACCGGGTGGGGGAAGCCCGGTTCCGACGAGGTGCCGCCGCATTATTCGGATCAATGTCAGTGGCAGATGTACTGCACGGGCGAGCGGCGGGTGTATGTGGCGGTGATCCACGCGCTGACGTTCCGGGAGTACGCCGTCGAGTACGACGCGGCCCGTGTTGCGGAGCTCGTGCGGAGTGCTCGGGCGTTCCTGGCGGCACTCGAAGCGGGCGATGAACCGTCAGTGGGGGATGAAGCTCATCTGGCGACGTACACGGCGTTGCGGGAGCTTCACCCGGACATTGACGACGAAGCGATCGAGCTCCCCGAGGACGTCGCCACCGGGTATGTGAAAGCGAGGGTTGCCCTCAAGGAAGCGGAGCGTGCCGAACTGGCCGCCAAGACACGTGTGGCCGAAGCCATGGGCACCGCGAAGATCGCGACCTTCGACGGCCACCCAGTCGCCGAACGACGGGCGCGTGGCACCGAAGCCAAACCGTTCGTCCAAGCCGTACGCAAACTACCAACCCACATTCTCGACACCACGGACCGCACGGTCCACACCATCAACCCGAACAACCAGCTCACACAGGAAGCAGCCTAATCATGAATCAGAACACTCAACTCGCGGAACACTCCAAAGGCCTGATCTTCGCTAACTCGCGACAGTACGCGGCGATGCTCCCGGCGGACCAGCAGGAGACCTCACAGGTCAACGGGTGGCTCTCAGCTGCATACGCGGCGCTGCTGAAGGACAAGAACCTCGCCAACGCCGCCCGCACTGCCCCCGAAACGCTGATGAATGCACTCAACGAAGCCGCCCAATTAGGCCTCCGACCGGGCACTACCCAGTACTACCTGACACCGAGGAAGAACAAGGGCAGGTGGGAGATTCTCGGCGTGACCGGGTACCAAGGCGAGGTCGAACTCATGTACCGGTCCGGGGCGGTAGCCTCCGTGGTGGTGGAGGCTGTGCATCAGGGGGATACGTTCCGGTGGAACCCAGGCCAGATGGATAAACCCGAGCACGCCCCTGACTGGTTCGGTGACCGAGGGCCGCTGGTCGGTGCGTACGCGTACGCGGTCATGAACGACGGCTCCACTTCCAAGGTAGTGATCGTGGATCAGAAACGTATCCAGGCGGCGAAGGATGCTTCCGCCGGTTCCGATTCGCAGTATTCGCCGTGGCAGAAGCATCCGCGCGCGATGTACCTCAAGACCGCCGCTCATGACCTGGCGAAGTGGGTGCCGACCTCCGCAGTGGATAAGTCGGTCCAGCAGATCAAGGCGACGGTGGGGGAGCAGAACACCAACGCCCAAGCCGCCGTAGTCGCTACGGGCAACACTCGCGCCGCGATCACTGAACGTGAGGCCCCGGTCCCGCAGGAGGCGCTCGCCGAGGAGTACGTCGAGGCCATCGCTACCGGTGAGGTGGACCCCGCAACCGAGGAAATTCATGAGGATACGGCGGCGTCGACGGCTCAGGTGGCGGAGCTGCGGAAGCGTCTCAAGGCCTTGTCGATCGCGACCGACGACGAAACCGCGAACCAGACGATCCGGGATCAGCTGGGTAACCAGGAGCACGCCGGAATCGAGGCTCTCACGAGCGGGGAGGCTGACGAGCTTCTCGCCGAGCTGGCCGCTATAGCAGCCGAGGCCTGACCTCACCTGTCTCAGATAACCCCGTCGTGGGGCTGGTACCAGTGCCAGCCCCACGACGATACACCACGACGGAGGCATGGTGACGTATTCGCTTGTTGCTCAGGCGCAGAAGATCACGCGGTTGACGGCGGCGCAGAAGGTTGTCCTCATGCACTTGTGCCAGGTGGCTAATGAGGAATGTGACTGGAAGGTGTGGCATTCACAAGCGCAGATAGCGATCTGGAATGGGCTCGGGGAGCGGACCGTACGGGACGCTTTGGCGAAGCTGACCGAGTTGAAGCTCGTGAGTACGGGCTCTTTCGCGGGGGAGATGATGGGCCGCAACGTGTACCAGGTCGACCGGAAACGTGTGAGGCTCATGGCCGAGACGGACCGTCACGAAGCCGACGAGAAGATCAAGGAGAGCCGTCTGAAGGGGCGTGAGCACAAGGCCCAGCAACGTATCAGACGGCAGATGAGGAGGTCGTTGCGGGTTGTACCTGTCCCTGTGGAAAACCTTGGTGAGGGGGCATGATGTCCCGGCGAGAATTGCCGGGACAGCCGGCAGAAACTGCCGGGACGTCCCGGCGAAAATTGCCGGGACTGTCCCGGCAGATTTTGCCGCCCTTAACAATAAGAAGAAATTACTAAGGGAACAGTAAGAGAACAAGAACCCCGAGAGAGATCCTGCCTATCGTTACGTTCCTGAACGCGCGAGTCCCGCAACGGCAAACAGACCAACAAACCCGAAACCTCGCAGAAAGCCCCAGGAAGACTCAAAATTGAACGAACCATCCAGATATACCAGGCGGACAGTCCAGGCGATCCTAGGGGGCGCAACGGGCTTCCTGAGGCCGAAAAAGAATCTGGCACTCAAAGGCGCTTGAATCAGAATGCGGTGCGCCATGATGCTTGACCGGATCCCGCAGGAGCGACGACCTTCACCGCAGGGTAAGCCCTCAGGGCCAACACAACCAAGCGTAGAATGCAGTCCATGACCTATGGCCCGGAATCAAGTCAGATTCAGGCAGGCCACGACTCAGACACCATCTCACAGGACGGTTCTCTATGCCTCACTCCGAGACCGCATCGCAAAGCTGGGGAGACCTCCAGCTAGCAGGTCTAGAAGAACCAAGTTCCTACGGCGTTGCAAGGCACAAAGGCCAACAAATCCTGATCAACCTCGATCCCTCCGGCGGAAACTCGCCCATACCCGAGCTTGCCCCTTCCGAAGCCACAGCAAAAGAGCTAGCGCAACAAGGAGCAATCAACTGCCCAGTCGCAGACTGCGGCCCCTACGGGACGACTGTCCACTACTCCGTTGACACAGATCGCCGAGACCACTTCCGCCACCCAAAAGGAGCAGAATGTCTTGGGCGAACTAACCCCGAATCCAATGAGCACGCCCTAGCCAAAGTCAAACTATTAAATTGGGCGACGACCCATCTCGGCCCAGAGCTAGCCGCCTCAGACCTGGACACCCGAAACATTACGTTCACTAATGAATCCGGGACCGTGTCAGTGCGCCCCGACGCATGGATCAAACTCACGAACGGCACTGAAATCGCCATCGAGTACCAGCACTCTGCCGCTGAACCGCAACGAGTACGTGAAAAAACGGCCATATACCGCAAGAACAACATCAATGTCTGGTGGGTCTTCTCTCCCAGGCATATCACCTGCAAGGTCGTCCGCCGATATAAGACCACCGGCCCCACTACCACCTCCTCACTGCGATACCGCGTCAGCGCCAAGTTCACACCTGGCCAAGCGGTCCTGGCGAAGGAGGGAATCATGTTCTTCTGGTTCGACCCGGTCAGCTCGATACTTGCAACTCCCGTCGCATACAACCGCGTACCTTTTGCACTCTTCCCCGAATCCACCGACTCTGACCGGCAACCCACTGAAACGCATAAAAAATACTTCCGCGGACCACAAAAAGGCTTAGACAAGTATGGGCTCCTCCGTGAATCGTCTCTGCAGTCCTGCTCCATCGACAGGGAGACTGGGAACCTACTTTCCCCGGCACATCACCTGGTTATAAGACACCGACCCAAAATCCGAGAAGAGATCACCCGCCGGCGCCAACAAGCCGCCGAACAAAAATCCCGCGAACAAGCCGAAGCCAAAGAAGCCGCCGAGCGTGAACAAGCACGACTCGAAGCCGAAGCCCTACAGCGCCAGCAGCAGGAACATGAACAGCGCATGCGTGAAGCTAAACAACGGCTCATCGCGGCCGCAACACCGAATACGGAGCCAAAAACAGAGCCGGTACCTGCCACTAACCCGAGCCCCGCACCAACAACACCCGCCAAGACCCGCAGCCGGTTTGGGCAAAGAATCCTACGACTCCTGGGACTTAGCCAAGACCCCAAAAAGTAAGCAGCCGTCGAGGACAGCGCGTCCCCTCTGACGAGTCCGCTCATAAGTCCAAAAACACCGGACACCGAAACAACCATGCAAACAAAGGAACGCAGGCCAACCTCACGGCCATAGGCAAATACTCCACACCTGAGAGCATGCACAGCACGTCAGGCCAAAAGTCGTGAGTCGGAATGCAGAGCATATGATGCTCCTATGTCCGACATGCCAAGCAAGTCATCTGTGAGCAAAGCTGGGTCACGCATCCGAAAATACTTCAGGGGCGAGATTACCCAGGGGGAGTACGCCAAGGCGTTGGATACACTCCGCGAATACCGGGCGTGCTTCGCCATGCCGACCGTGACGGTCAACATGTACTTGAGGCGCTTGCTTGAAAAGCAGGAGATCGACGGGCAGGTCAGCCAGAGGTTGAAGAAGGTCCCGACCATCTTAGAGAAGCTCACTGAACGTGAAACGACGCTCGATCTTGCTCGGCTTCACGATATTGGAGGGTGCAGGGTGGTGGTAGAAGATATAGCGACCGTGCGTCGGCTGGAAGCTCTGATTCGAGACGACCCGAAGAACTACCTTGTGAGGGAGCGGGACTACGTCAGTGATCCGAGATATTCCGGGTATAGGGCCGTGCATCTGGTGGTGAATCGTAATGAGTCGTTGCCTGTTGAGGTTCAATTGCGTAGCCGAGTTATGCATCAATGGGCGGAAACAGCTGAGGGATTCTCCAAAGAGCTTGGGGTAAACTTCAAGCAAGATGGGGATCATGTCGTGCAACGCTTCTTGGCTGTCGCCTCGGATATATTCGGGCGCCATGAAGTGGGTCAAGCCGTAGAGCCGGAGCTGCGAGCCAGGTACAGTGAGCTACTACCCGAGGTGGAAGCCGTGTTGTTGGAGCGCGATCAGCTACCTCTCTTTTAAGGAGTAACCATGAGTGAGATCAAGCATTTTCTCTTGGTCTTTGACCACCGGAAAGACAAGCTCATAGACATGCGCGAGTTCGGCGAGGACGGCGACAAGGCTGTCGCGGCGTACTCGCAGATGGAGGCCGAGCACTCCGCGGACCCGGCCATCGACATCGTTCTCGTCGGATCAGACTCGCTGGAGACGGTCAAAGTCACTCACCAGAACTATTTCACTGGTATGTCAAGGCACTTGATGGATGAGGCGATGTCTATCAAGTTCTAGTTTCTAAGTGGTGGAGAAGCCCTTCAGGATGATTCCTGGAGGGTTTTTTCATGGCCGGATTATGGACGATGCTTCCGAGCCTGATGATTGAACTGCCGCTTGTGCGATTGTGATGAGGGTGGTTCACGAGCGGAATGCCTGGTTGTACGGGTGAAACACCCTATGATAAGGGTAATATTTTGAGATGATCTCAGTGGATCTAAGGCCTCAACGGAATCTCAGTGAGGGGGTAATCCTGGGGAGGGGGTGTAAACGGTGTGAATGTACGCGAAGTGTCGCGAATGAATAGTGGCCGTCAGTTTGTCTCGGCTTCTGATGCCCGCCAATCCCAAGCCGCTCAGTGGACCGAAGCACAGTTTCAGAGCCTCGTTATCGATCTGGCTCGTCGTCTTGGTTGGCGCTGCTATCACACGCACGATTCGCGGCGCTCGGTTCCAGGGTTCCCGGACCTGGTTCTTGTCCACGCCGACCATGGGCTCATGTTCCGTGAGCTCAAACGAGCAAATGGTGGCCGGGTTACACCCCAGCAGCATGAATGGCTTGATGCGCTCACCAATGCGGGACAAAACGCCGCCATCTGGAAACCTCAGCACTACCTTGACGGCACCATCCTGAAAGAGCTCACCGGAAAGAAGGCATAGAAGAGTGACCCAGGAAACCCATCCCAAAGGCAAACGCGGGCGGCCACCCCGAGACGTACAATCCTCCCGCGAAACCCGGCACTGGCGGGTCCAATGCAAAGCCAAATCCAAATCCACCGAAAAACGATGCACACGCCCCGCCATGCGCGGCCAGCAGGTCTGCTACCAGCACGGCGGCGCGGCCCCACAGAACCGTGCCAAGGGTGAACGTGTATTCGCCCAATACCAGGCGAAAGCACACGCCGCCCGACTCATGCACGACCTCGCCTATAAAGCCGAAAACGGCATTAAAGACCCATTGGACGCCCTCGAAAGACTCGCAGTCGAGATCATGGCGAACAAAGACGCCCTCGGGTCGATGGTCAACAACCTCCAAGGACAGATCGAAATATCCAACAACTTCGGGGACGAAAAGATTCGCGGGGTCCTCGAGTTGTATAATTCCGCGCTTGACCGAACCATGAAAGTTTTGGACGCGCTCCTCAAGCACGACATTGAGGGTAAAAAGATCAAGATCGTGCAGGATCAGGCGCAAGCCGTCGCGGCCCTGGTAATGCGTGTCCTTATTGGTTCCGGATTGACTGGTCCGGCGTTGATGAAAGCGAAGACTGAACTGTCCTCCGGGTTGAAAGAACTGACCGTCGTTGAGGGGGATGTGTGAACGTTTCCTGCTGGTGCGGGGCGCCGATCGATGGGGCGGGCCGGTATCTATGTCGTACCTGCGAGAGCGCGCTCGTGCGGAACCTTAGGCGTGCGCCATCGATGATTGAGGACCTGGAAGTGGAGGTGACCCGGCAGGCCGTGAAGGCGTGCTCGCCGGGTACGGCGTCCGGTTCCTCGGTCGGGTTCGACGTCTACGCGTCTGAGCTCCGAGACAATGTCAACGCGGCACTGGTGGGGCTTGAGAAAACGGCCTGCGGGCGGGCTCTGAATACAGCCACGGTGGTGCAGCGTGTCCGCAGGATACTCGGCAACATGCCTGCTCTGTTGCGTGACCCCTCGGTCACCGGGTGGCATGCAGACCTGGACGAGTTCCTGCGTCGCGTGCAAACGAAGATCGACCGTCCTGCCGAGCGTGTAGAACTTGGGGCATGCACGTGCGGGGCCGGTCTGGTTGTCCCTAAGGGGCAGGAGGTTGTTCGGTGCCGGTTCTGCGGTGAGACGCACGACGTGGCCGCAGCTCTGGAAGTTCGACGCGAACGAGTCCTTGATGAGATGGCCGGAGCGTATCTGCCCGTGCGAGAACTGGTCGATGCTCTAAGACTACTGGGGTTCCATGTGAAGTCGCGGACGGTGGCCTCGTGGGCCGACCGGGGCAAACTCACTCCCGCGGCAGGCGGGCCTGTTCGGACGGGGCGCCGGGGGAGGCCCTCGCAGCGATGGTCCCTCGAAGACGCGGTCGAGCGCGCTGAGCACGCTACCCGTTATGCGGGGTGCAATGCCGCATGAGTGTGGTAATATTCATGCATACCTTGGGATTCCTGTGATCAAGGTGCATGAGTGAATCTCGGGACCCCCGCCGGTTATTTCCATTCTCGGCGGGGGTTTCGATGACGATGGAAATTGGGTACGACAACTATCTTCTATTGAGGTAGATGATCCATGTAACTATCGTGAACAAAGTGAAGGCGGCTGCGAAGGGGGCAGTTAGAACTGCCGCTCCCGCGGGGGCCATCCACCAGTCAACGTCAAGCTTGGCCAGTATCGACGAGACAACAACAACTATCCAAAGCACTGCCGATAGGGTCCCAAAAACGACGGTAAGCTGTTTACTTGTGCTACCGGAACTGTTCATTAGCTAGGATCACCGCTTCCTTTGAAGTGGTCCTTGCCGAAAGTGCGTACGAAGAAATAATAGGCTCGCGCATTGGTGAGGCAGGCGTGAAGTCCTGATGGAACGTTAGGGTTCTGGCCCGGGTTGTTAGTGTTGCACACCTTTTCCATATTCTTTTTGAACTCGTTGTCGCAATCGACGCGTGGGCGCCCATTGTTTTCCTCGGCGGAATAGCAAATATCGTGCAGATTGCACGGTCCATCAAATTGGTATTTGACGGCATCGTCGAGGTGAGGGACTGGGTCAGAGCAGCCGTTCGGCTGAGCCTTTCCGGCATACGTGGTCACGCCCTCTGAGGGTTCAAGATTGGGCCCGGAAGTCATGGTTTCCACGGTCTGCTCAATCTCGGCATCAGTTGCTCCGGCATCCTTTGACGCTTGAACGAAGTTCTTGAACTCTAATGAGTTCCTGTCAACGACTGGGAGTTCATTGGCGCTTGCCGAGGGTGCTATGAGTGTGAGTCCGAGCAATGTAACACCAAGGTATGTGGATAGTCTTGACCAACTCTTCATGATGCGTCGTACTCCTTTGTATGATGCGGATCAATGGGTACTAACCAAGATACTCATCAGTACAAGCGGAAACAACTAAAGCTGATGAATCTTGATCAAATTGTGATTATAAAATTCTAACTAATGTGCCTCATTGGATTGGAGTTTTACTTTGGCATTGAGGAGCGGTCGCGAGTTTTTTGATGCGCTGTCCTCCTACTTCGAGCCGCACGCCCCCAAGTGGGACACCCCCGGAACCATGGCCGTGGAACTCGACCCTCGCACGGTGCAAACACCGGCGTTGGACCTGATCGACGACGCGCTCGTGAGGGCGTTCAAAACCCCGGACTCGCGGCTAATTATTTCCATGCCGCCGCAGGAAGGGAAAAGCCAGCGGGCGTCCCGCCGTTTCCCGTTGTGGGCGTTGCAACAGAACCCGGACCTTCGTATCGCGATCGCGTCCTATGAGGCGAACATCGCCCGCCGGTGGGGCCGCGTCGTCCGTGACGACATCAGCCAACACTCCGCAGTACTTGGCCTGACCGTGCGTGATGACCTGTCCGCTCAACACGAGTGGCAGCTCAACGGGCACGACGGCGGCATCTTCACCGCCGGTATCGGGGGTGCGATGACCGGTCGCCCCGTGGACATGCTGATCATTGACGACCCGGTGAAGAATCGTGAACAAGCTGATTCGGCAACGATTCGCGAGAAGGCGTGGGACTGGTGGACCGACACCGCTCTAACCCGCCTCGCACCCGGTGCACCGGTCATTCTGATTCTCACCCGGTGGCACGAGGACGACCTCGCCGGGCGGCTCATGAAAACCGACCGGGATTCGTGGGAGTTCCTGCGCATCCCTGCCCAGGCCGATCACCGGCCCGAGCAAGGCGAACGGGACCCGCTGGACCGTGAGCCCGGCGAGTTCATGACCTCAGCTCGTGGCCGCACCGTCAAACAGTGGGAATACCGTAAACGCGCTTCCGGTCCGAAAACGTGGGCGTCCCTCTACCAGGGCACACCCTCCCCAGATGAAGGCGGAATCTTCCCGCCCACCTGGCAGCGGTACACCGTGCCCATGTGGACGAAGAACCCGGACGGTACCCGAACCGTACCCGGCATCGGCAGGCCCGACCACGAACTGATCCAGTCGTGGGACCTCACGTTCAAAGCAACCGACGCAAGTGACTACGTCGTCGGGCAAGTCTGGTTACGAGTCGGTTCGCAAACGTACCTACTGGACATGATCCGCGACCGCCTGAACTTCAACGAAACCCTCAACGCCATACGGGCGATATCCGCGAAATGGCCGCAAGCCGTCGCGAAATACGTCGAGGACAAGGCCAACGGCCCCGCCGTGATGAACGCCCTCAAAGGGCAACTATCCGGCCTGATCCCCATCGAACCAGAAGGGTCCAAGATCGCCCGAGCTAACGCCGTATCCCCATACGCGTTCTCCGGCGACATCATCCTTCCCGAAGTCGGGTTATTGCCGAACGTGGACGAACTCGTCGAAGAAGCCAAGTCATTCCCCGCGTCCTCCCACGACGACACCGTCGACGCGATGACTCAAGCCGTGAACCAACTTTTGAACCATCAGCTCCCCGAAGGCGAAACGATCTACGACGCCGAGGAATGGGAACACGACACCGGGTGGCTGACAGGCACCTACTAGCCAAGGAAGGCGGGCACCACATGGGACTACTCGACACCCTCCGGGAGACCGCCACTAACCTTGTTGAAACCCGCTACGGATACAAGCCCGGCGAACGCGGACAGCTGCTCAACCAGTTAGAGCTCGTACAAGAGTCCATCGCGGACCTGCAACTGGCGAAAGAAGACGCCGGCTGGACGAGGCTAATCGAGCAGACCTCCCGCGAGTTCACCCGTGAAGGTGTGGGCCGTAACGCCGAGCTTTGCCGTGTCCTGGCGATCGCTAACCCCCTGATCAAGCGCGGCCTTGCCGTGCGTGCCTCGTTCGTGTGGGGGCAAGGGCTTGGGATCACGGCGAAAGCGACCGGCGACAACGGTACGCAAGACGTGAACACGGTCGTTCAAGAGTTCTTGGATGACCCGGGCAACCGGCGCGCGTTCACCGGTCACCAAGCCAGGTTGGACGCGGAGACCGCGATCGGTACAGACGGGAACAAGCTACTCGCCCTGTTCACCGATGCCCGTACGGGCCGTGTGCAGGTGCGAACGATCCCGTTCGACGAAGTCACGAACATTCGCACCAACCCGCAGGACTCCACCGAGCCGTGGTTCTACTACCGGACCTGGACCGAAACCAGTATCCAAGCGGGACGCACCGCGACTACCGAGCGGAAAGCGTATTACCCGGCCCTAGGGTACCGCCCTGTGGTTCGTAATCGCACGATCGACGACGTCGAGGTCATGTGGGACACCCCGGTCTACCACGTCAAAGACAACGGCCTCGACGGTTGGGCGTGGGGTATCGGTGACGCTTACGCCTCCATCCCGTGGGTACGCACCTACGGGGCGTATCTGGATGACTGGGCGAAACTCATGTCGGCGTTGGCGCGAATCAGCTTTCGCATCTCCGGTAAAGACCGCCATGCCACCATGGCCGCACGTAAAGCCATGCAAGACGCTATGGCCGCCCCGGTCGCCGGTGGCGCTATCGCCGCCGCAAACGCTGACATTGAGGCCGTCCCGAAGTCTGGGGCGAGCATCGACGCGGATTCGGGTAAGCCGTTAGCTGTCATGGTCGCCGCTGGCCTCGGCATCCCCGTCACCCTGCTCATGGGCGACCCCGGAACCACCGGGGCCCGTGCCGTGGCGGAGACGTTGGACCAGCCGATGCGGTTGGAGTTCGAGTCCCGCCGTGAACTGTGGACCGAAGCTCACCGGGCGATCCTCAACCACGTTATTGACTCCGCCGTGCTGGCACCTCAAGGCCCGTTGAAAGGCACCGTCTCCCAAGACGGGAACCGTCAAACCGTGAACCTGGCCGGGGACACAGAAAGGACGCTCGTTTTCGAGTGGCCCCGCTTGGACAAGCTCGGCGAGAAGGACGCAATCGACGCGATTACCGCCGCCGACTCCACCGGGAAGATTCCGCCCGAGGTCACCGCTCGCCTGCTGCTGCGTGCGTTGAAAGTGCGCGACGTGGACGAGGTCATCGACGACATGACCGATGACAACGGAAACTTCATTCCCCCGGATGCTTCCACCGGTGACGCGCTGATCCAGGCATACCACCAGGGGGCCGCACAATGACTGTGACCCCCGAGGTGGCCGCGATTGCGGCGCAACTGAAAGACTCCCAGGCCCGGATGTTGGACCCGCACGACGCGGCGCTTATCGGGGCCTGGGCCCAAACCTGGACGGACCTGGAACCGGAGTTCTTGGACGCTGTCCTGTCCGTCATGACGGCATCGAAAACCGGTCGTGTCTCGGCCCGGCAGATGGCTAAGTCGAAGAAACTCGCCGCCGCGATTGATCACGCCCGGACCAGCATGGTCGAACTTCTCGATCAGTACGACCAGAACCTCGCCGCCACACTCCCACAAGCCGCTACGGTGACGGTCACCGCCCATCAGGCTATGACCATCGCGCAGGTCCCCGAATCGGGGATCGAGTTTGACGCCGTGACCACCGGCCAGCTCGACAAGATCGTGGCGCGTGCGACCGAGGAGATCACGGCGTCGCATTTACGGTTACCGGTCGAAGTTGAAGCGGAAATGCGGCGACAACTGGTCCACGGCATCGCGATAGGGGAGAACCCGCAACCGGTGGCCGCCAGGCTGGTCCGCAAGACCGGTCAAGCGTTCAACGGTGGGTTGCCGAGGGCGACGATGATCGCCCGCACCGAAATGCTCGACGCGACCCGCGAGGCCGCACAGGAGTGGGAGAAGAAGAACCAGGACGTGTTGGATGGGTGGACCTGGATATGTGCCCTAGACCGGCGCTCCTGCGCTGCTTGTGTCGGGTTGCACGGTTCGGATCATCCGGTCAGTGAACCCGGCCCGCTCGGACACCAGAACTGCCGGTGCACCCGCGCCCCCAAAACCAAAACATGGGCCGAACTGGGTATCCCCGGCATGAAAGAACCAGCCCCGATCCTCACCGGTCCCGAATGGTTCGACAACCAGTCCCGCGAAACCCAAGACGCGATCCTCGGCGCCACTCGCGCCGAACTACTGCGCACCAAACAAGTCACCTTCGATGACCTGATCACCCGCCGAAAGACCGACGGGTGGCGGGACTCCTACGTCCCCACATCGATCAAGAGCCTCAAACTACGGAAAGGAGGGTGAACGCTTGTTCGTTATTCGTGAGTCATCCGCCCTCACCGCCGAACCCATCGGCGCGCACCGCTACCGGGCGTGCCTGATCGTCGGTGACATCTGGGGTTCCTCCGGGTACTACCCGGCCGCGGTCCTCGAACGGGACGGCCCGACCGTGTGGCCCGCCGGTACTCAAGTGTTCCTTGACCACCCGGGTGCGAACGAGTCCTACGACCGGCCTGAACGGTCGGTGCGTGACCTCGCCGGGAAGATCGTCACCACACCCACATATGAGAACAACGGTCTCTACGCCGACATCGAGTTCTACCCCCACATTGCCCCAGTTATTGAGGCGATGTGGGCCGATGTGGGCATGTCCATTCGTGCTTCTGCTGTCGTGGAACAAGGCGAAGCAGACGGACAAACCGGGCCGATCATCCAACACCTAGCCGACGGCGTGTCCGTCGACGTCGTCACCAAGGCCGGCGCCGGTGGAAAACTCGTCGCGCTCCTGGAATCCGCACGAAACAACCAAGGAGAAAACAGTATGGACCCCCGTACACAGATTGAAGCGACCCTCACCCCCGACCAGGCACTCGTCGACTACGACGACGCCCAATTCGTGTACCGAGACTGGAAGGACAAGAAGTTCTACCGCGTCGAATACACCCTCGACGGTGACAAACTCACCCCGAAGGGCGAGCCGACCGAGGTCAAGACCGAGGACCTTTTCAAGGCCCCCGCCGACCCAGAGCAGAAAACCGACAAGACCCCTCATGTCAACGTCCAGACTCCGGCTCATGAGTCCGCTCGCGCTGAACGCATCGCCCAAAAGATTAGCGAGTCGTTGCAAGGCACGAACGGTAACCGTGAAGTCATCGAAGCCGTGAACAGTCTCGCCGAACAGAACCGGGAACTTGTCGATGCGATCGCCGCGGCCGAATCCCGGGCACGGTGGGCAGAAGCGTCCCAGATCGTCGCCGAAGCCTTCGCCGGAGTGGACGCCCCCAAGGGCCGCGCCCGCCTCATCGAATCCGCCGTGAACCGGCAGGACTTCAACCCGGACACTTTCAAGGCTGAAGCGATCGAAGCCGCAGCCGAATACGAACCCGCCACCGGCACAGTTCGCGGCCTCGGGCACAGCAAGAACACCCAAGAGGCAGCGGGATACATCTCCGATATTGACCGAATCCGCGAAATCCGCGGCCTCACGAAGTAAGGACCCAAAAATGGCACTGAACCAGCGTTACACCGAAGCCAAGCACATCGCCCTGACCGCACCCGCAGACATCGAGTCCGGCGCACCGGTCCAGATCGGCCAGTTCGTAGGCGTCGCGCAGACCACCGCCACCAAGGGCGAGAAGGTCACCGTGTGGCTCGACGGTTCCTACGACCTCACCGTCGACGGCGCCGTCACTGAAGGCCAGCTCGTCAACATCAAGACCGACGGCACCCTCACTACCGGCATCGGAACCCCGTTCGGTATCGCCGTCGTGGAAACCGCCGCAGCAGGCACCGCTGAAATCGCACCCCTGGGCAAGCTCCAGGCCAAGCAGAGCAACTAAGGAGACCCAGAAAATGACGTATTCGTTCCTCGATCTGGAAAAGATCGCAGAAGCCAAGCCTGCGAACCTCGACCACGTCGTCGAGGCCGTCCGCACCTTCCAGCAAGGCATGACCGGCGGCTTCGCTGCCCGCGCCCGCCTGCAGGAAGCATTCACCACCTCCGACTTCCCGAAGCTATTGGGCCGGGGCCTCGAGGTTGAACTGTTGGACCGGTTCCAGCAGATCGACCCCGACTGGAAAGGCATTGCCGACGAGATCACGGTCTCGGACTTCAAGCCCAAGAAGCTCGTGGACCTGTTCGGTATCGACGACTTCGAGGACGTCGCCCAGGGCGAAGAGTACAAGTCCAAGCCCTTGGCCGAAACGGAGTACGAGGTCCAGGTCGGCAAGACTGGCCTTACCGTTCTTCACTCCTGGGAGCTAAACCTGAACCAGGATTGGGACGCAATCCACCACCTGCCCGAACGGTTGGCCAATGCGGCCCGCCGCACCGAAGACAAGAAGGTATTCGGAGCGCTCCTCGACCCCAAAGGGGGCCCGTCCAGGTCCCTGTTCACCGGCGCATCGGCGGCCACTAAGGCACCGTTGACCGCGGAGAACTTGCAGGCCGCCCTCGAGTCCCTGGCAACCCGTGAAGCGTACGACGGTGAACTCGCCGACGTGTCCAAGATGGTTCTCGTCGTGCACCCGGCGTTGCAGTTTCAGGCGAACCGCATCGTCAACGCGCAGAATATCGAGGTCACCGACGGCAAGACCAAGACCCTGGAGCTTAACCCTTTCCGTGGCATGGTTACCGTCGTGGCACCTCGTGCTCTGGCTAAGTACGACAAGGGCAAGAATGCGGCCACCACGTGGTTCTTGCTCCCGGCTCCCGGTTCGACGAACCCGGCCTTGGCTAAGGCCAAGTTGCAGGGTCACGAGAACCCGGACATTCGCGTGAAGAACGACCAGGGCACCGCCGTCGGCGGCGGGCTGGTCAACCCCGAGGAAGGTTCCTTCGAGGACGACACGATTTGGTTCCGAGGCCGTCACGTCACTGGTGCGGCCGCGCTCATGCCGTACGCCGTGTACGCCTCCACCGGGGTGTAAACCCGGCGCCTCCGGGAACCGAGGTCCGACCTTGTGAACCGGGAACAAGGTCGGGCCCGGTCGCAAAAACACAATTGTGAAAGGTGGTCCCCGTGAGTTGTGACCGTATCGACTATCGGACACCGGCCGGGCAGGTTCGCCTCCTCATCGCCGACGTCAACCCCGAGGCCTTCATAGTGGAGGAATCCCAAGTCCAGGGGTTACTCGCCCTGACCAGTGGGAACGTTCGACGTGCGGCGGCTCGTGCACTGCGCATGATCGCCGCCTCGGAGGTGCTGATCTCCAAGAAGATCACCACCCAGGACCTCTCGACCGATGGGCCCGCCGTCGCCGCTGAACTGCGCGCCCAGGCGAAAGACCTCGAAGCGGAAGCCGACGCGGTAGACGCGAAAACTGACGTGATCACAGACGCGTACGCCTCGTTCACTCCGAACGTTCCGGTCCACGGTGTGGAGGCCGCAGAATGGCGCCGCTGAGAAGTAACCGGGTGATTCCGGCGGGTTGGGCGGGGCACCATCAGCCGGTCGCTACGGGCACCATGACGACGGTTTGCCGTATCTGGGACCGGGCCGTCGGTCCGCCTGTGGGTCTCGATGGTCCAGGCTCGGACATGCTCGCTGCCCGGAACGTTCCGTGCCGCGTGCAGGAATTGAAGTCCGCCGGGGAAGGGTCCACCGTCCTGGCAGGCCAAGAAGTCACCGAACGTCGATATCTGATCACCGTTCCGGTGAAAACGCCGGTCCACTTCAAAACCGGCACCCGTGGCCACCAGATTGAAGTCACCGAGATACGCGAAGACGGGGACCCGATGCTGTTAGGCCGCCGCTTCGACGTGATCCAGGTGATGACCGGTTCCGACGTGTGGGAACGAGACCTCGTATGTATCGATAACCAGACGCAGAATGAACAGGACGGTGATACGAATGCGAGCTGACACCAGTGAACTCGACGCGTTCGCCGCTCGTGTCGGTCGTGCACCCTCACAGGCCGAATCGCAAGTATCGGCCGCCCTGACGACCTCGGCCGCTCACATAGTCACCGAGGCGAAGACCCGGGCACCTGTCCGAACTGGGTTCCTACGTGGGTCGATCGCGGTCGTACCAATTGGTCGCCTATCGGTCAGCGTTGGGGCGACAGCAAACTACGCCGCCTACGTCGAGCAAGGCACCTCGCGTATGGCCGCCCGTCCCTACATGCGCCCGGCCTTGGAGAAAGAGCTGCCGGTCCTCAAGTCGGCGTTGCACGGTATCGCCGGTGTGGTGGCGCGATGACCATCAGCACCGCGCAGACACGCCAAGGCATCACCGACGCCCTGACCGGGATTCACCCGAACGTCACAATCTACACGGGCACGGTCCCGGAGACAGTGCCGTCGTGGGGCACCCACATCAAGCCGTACATCGGTTTGTGGGTCACAACCTCTAGCGACGACCCGTTCGCCCGTGCTGTTTCTGGTCTGGCCGATGTCGACGCCGTGCGAATCTCCGTGCAAACGCAGATCGTCGCCGCCGACGAGGTTGGTGTGTACCAGTTGGCGGACCTCGTCAGGGAACTGCTCACGAACCGGCGCATTGGCACCGGCGTGATCCTGCCGGACACGTTCCAACAGGAAAACGCCTACATTCTCACCGACACCAGCGTGATCCCCTCACGCCCCTATCTACCACTCATGTGGACTATCGAAACCCAGTAACTGAAACGGAGGGCCCAGATGGCAATCATCCGGATGAAAGACCAAGCCACTGGGAACATTCTCGAGCGCCCTGAGCATTTCCTCGAACTGTTCCCGAACCATTTTTCCGTACTGCCCTCACAGCATGCCGCAGCGAAGGCCACCAACGACAAGAAGGAGAATCAGTAAATGTCTGCCGCAACCCTCGGCCCCAAAACACTCGCAGACGGCAAGATCAGGCTCGTCTACTGCCCAACGCTCAAAGACCCAACGAAACCGACACTCGCTGAGCTCAATACCGGTGTGGACCTTTCCTGCCGTGTCTTGAAATCCGACTTCAAACTCTCCGCCTCAGGATCGGAAACCGTCGATGACCTGGCGGCCTTGTGCGACGAAACCAAACCGGTGGTCTACGGTCCCTCAAATTTCGAAGGGTCACTCACGGTATTTCGTTGGTACGACCCGAACAACCTGGGACGACATGACGCACAGGGTGACATCGCGTACCAAACACTCAAGGTCCGCGGCACGCAGGGGTATTTGATCAAAAGGGAAACCGGGAAACGATACGACGACGCCTGGGAAGCCGGCGACGAAGTCGAGGTGTTCTCGATCCTCACCGACAACCCGCAAGCCCCTTCGGAAACTGGAGGCTACATTCGCCGCACGATCCCGATGGGTGTGCAGAGCGGGTACCTTGACGCCGTCGTGGCAAACGCCGCATAACCCTAAACCACCACCAGACCGACCACTTGGCCTACTGGGCCCGGTGGTCCTTTTTGTGCCCGCTACCGGCCTGAGTCGGCTCGACCAGTAGCGGGCCACACCCCTCAACACTTTTGACCCGACGCAACGAGCCGATAGAGCCGAAAGGGACACCTCACCATGAACACGAACGCCACAGAACAGAACAACCTCGACGTTGACGGATTCAACCTGGCCGACTGGTTAGCAGGCGGCACCGAGCACCGTCTCCGCCAAACCGTCACCATTTACCGCGACGCGAACCTCTCCGCTGAAGTAGACCGCATCGAAAAGCAGATGGACGCCGCCGCGAAAGCGCCCGACGGGATGGAGCCTATGGGGGAGACCAGCACCGCCGAACTCGAGCAGAAGAAGCAAGACCTGTTGAACCGCATGGAATCGGCCAAGGCCGAGGTGGAGGTTTACGCGCTCATTGATCCGGAACTGCGCGAATGCCGTGAAGCACTCGGGGATAAGCCCACCAACTACAACTACGCGGACGACGAGACGTACTGGTACGAGGTCTTGTCCCGTGCGGCGACGTTGCAGGGGCGGAAGCTCACCGTGGACCAGTGGCGGGCGGTGCACCAGACCATCGGCGCCCAGTTCGTGTCCCTCGTCCAGGGCTACGCCAACGCCGTGCAGGCGGATATTTCGCCTCGATTTCGTCGCTGACGCACTAGCGACAGGGGAGAACGGGGCGGCACGACTGGCGATCAAAACAGCGTTGACGTGGGGGCAGCCACCGTCATTCTTCCTCGGCGCTGACGGTGACTGGTCCGACAGAGACAAGATCGCCGCCATTGGTTACCAACTGGCCGAAGACACCAAATGCCCGGAATGCGGTAACCCCCTAGCGGTGTGCCGAGACCCTGGCATGGCAGGGCGCTTCACCATCCGCACTGACACCTGCCTGGTCCGTGAAGCCGTCGAATCCCACCAGAACGAACCCGGATACCGGCCCAGCCCCGGGGAAATCGTCTACGCCGTACCCGGAGAACCGGACGACGACGAAGAGACAACCAGTTACGGCCTGCCGCCGTGGATGCAACCGAATAGCGAATAGACCCTAGGGGGGCACTCAAATGGCCGACCAGAACGTCACGATCCGGCTCACAGCCGAGATTGGCGCTTTCAAAACGGCCATGTCTGAGGCGTCCAATGCGTCGAAGTCTGCGGCGTCGAACATCAAGTCTTCGTGGTCTACCGCTGGTGATGGTGCCGCCTCGTCGGCGAGCAAGACTCAAAAAGCGTGGTCGGGCATTGACTCGGGTGCGGTGAGCGCGGCCGGTCGCGTCGATAAAGCATGGTCATCTGCTGGTATCGACGCGACCGGCATGGCAGCGAAGGTTCGCGGCTCCTGGAACGGCGTGGAAGTACCCGGTGTGTCCGGGGCGAAACTGGTCTCGTCGGCCTGGTCAGCTTCGGGCGAGGAAGCGGCAACCTCCGCGAACGGTGTGCGCTCTGCATGGGGCGGCGTCGGCGGATTCACTGATTCACTAATCGCCAAACAGCGCGAACACGCCCACGCGTGGCAGCAAGTATCCACTACCGCGGTTGTGTCCGGTGGTGTGATCACCGCCGGAATCGGCGGAATGGTCAAAGCATATGCCGACTTTGACACGGCCATGTCCAACGTCAAAGCTGACACCCACGAGACCACCGGTAACCTAAACCTCCTCCGCGAAGCCGCTATCAGGGCTGGTGCAGACACCGCCTACTCGGCCACCGAAGCGGCCCAGGGCATCGACGAACTCGCCAAGGCCGGCGTCTCCACTAAAGAAATTCTCAGCGGTGGACTGACCGGCGCCTTGTCGTTGGCCGCCGCCGGTCAGCTCGACGTCGGAGAAGCCGCAGAAACAGCCGCCTCAGCAATGACACAGTTCGGGCTCAAAGGTACCAACCTGAGCCATGTGGCGGACCTACTCTCCGCTGGCGCGGGCAAGGCGCAAGGCTCCGTCCACGACATGGGTGCGGCACTGAAGCAAACCGGTTTGATCGCGTCCCAGTCGGGGCTGTCGATTGAGGAAACCACCGGCGGGCTCGCCGCCTTCGCATCCGCCGGGCTCACCGGCTCGGACGCGGGCACGTCATTCAAGACGATGCTCCAACGTCTCCAAGCGCCGTCGAAGGAATCCAAGGCGATGCTCGACGGGCTCGGCATCACAATGTATGACCAGCAAGGCAAGTTCGTCGGCTTAGCGAACCTAGCCGGTCAGCTCCACGACAAAATGGGAGGCCTCACCGACGCGCAACGTAGCGCCGCTATGGCCACGATCTTCGGGTCCGACGCCGTGCGTAGCGCCAACGTTCTCTACACCCAGGGCCAAACCGGAATCCAAGGGTGGATCGACAAGGTCAACGACACTGGTTACGCAGCCGAAACCGCCGCGGCGAAGCAGGACAACCTCCGTGGCGATCTCGAAAAGCTCGGTGGGTCCATGGAAACCGTGTTCCTACGCTCCGGGTCCGGCGCGAACGACGCCCTACGCTTCATCGTGCAATTCGTCGGCCGTGTGGTGGACAAGATCGGACAGATTCCCGGACCAGTGCTGTCGGCAAGCGCGGCTATCGCAGGCATCGGCGGGGCCGCACTAGTCGCTGTTGGTGGTGGCATGAAGCTAACCTCCTTCCTATCTGAGTTCAAGGGCAACCTGGAAAACCTTGGTGTGGCGATGACCAACGCAGAAGGGTCAAGTACCCGCATGGGCCGGGCTTTCAACGGAGTTGGCAAAGGACTTGGCGCGCTGGCTATCGCGGGTACGATCGCAGCGGGAATTAGCGCATTAGGCGAGGCCATGGCCGATGCCACCGTCGGGGCTAACTCGATGGAAAACGCTCTCGCCGACAGCTCGGCAGGTATTTCGCAGATTGATGCGGCATTCAAGAATTCCGAGTGGGCGAACGGGCCTTGGTGGGACGGTCACGTTAGAAATATCAACGGGGTCTCCGACGCGCTCGTTCAGCTTGGTGCCGCAGGGCCGCACATGTCCCGAGGCATGGTGGCCATGGAAAAAGACATTGGGAACCTTGACGATGCGTTAGCCAATATGGTCGGTAAAGGCAGCATCACCGAGGCGACACAGGCGTTCGGTCAGTTTATGGATGAGGTGAAAAGTAAGGGCGGAAATGTCGATGAGGCTGTTGCACGATTCCCGAAACTGAAAGCAGCAATTGAGGACTACGCGACAACTCAGCACGTGACTCTGACTGATTCGGAGAAGCTGGACGCGATGATGAGCAAGATGCCCGATACTCTCGCTGCGGCCGCTGATGGTGCTGATAAAGCAAAGGACGGTATCGCCGGCATGGGGCAGGCGTCACAAGACACCGCCCAATCCATGAGTGATGTCGTCAAGGGGCTGGAAGCACTCGGTTTAGCGCATATCAGCGTCGCGGAAGCGGAATCCAAGTTCCAAGAGTCCATGGCCGACGTTTCTGAAGCGGTAAAGGACATCAACGAAAAACTCGGTGGCATGGGCCAGGCCCTCAACGATTCTGGCACTGGTTTCGATTTAACCACCGAGGCAGGAAGAAAAGCCCAAGGGGCTTTCTTGGATGCCTCGAAAGCTGGACTCGATTACGCGAAGGCATTAGCTAACGCTGACGCTACTCAGCAGGACATCGTCAAATCGTTGCATCAAACCTTTAACGGGTTGATTCAGTCCGCCGGACAGTTTGGGATCACCGGGCAGGCGGCGGACCAGCTGGCCCGGTACGTGATGGGCATTCCTGATAACAAGTCCATAGAGACGTGGATGTCTGATTTTGCCAATGGTAAGGCGAAGGAAACCAAAGGCTCCGTTGACAGCATCCCAGGTCAAAAGTCTGTAGATATCACGGCCACCGATCGGGGCACTGTTGGTGCAGTCCAGGCGAAAGTGGACAGTATCCACGGTGCGACGCCTGAAGTATTGGTTACCGATCGTGGTACATCGCGCCTGACGCAAGGGCAGATTAATGACATTCGTGGGAAAACTACGAAGGTAGAGGTCACGGACCAAGGCACTGTTTATACGGTGCAGGGAGCGATTAATGGCATCACGGATGGTGACGCCACGATCTTTGTTACAGAGAACGGTGTCGCCTCGGTACAAAATGCCATTAATTCCGTACGCGGTAGGCAAGTTTTCATCGATGTTATGACCAGGTATCACAACCAGGGCATGTCCCTTGCTGATCCGTCCTTGCACGGTGGTGCAACCGGCGGACAGGTCGGTTCCATCGCTAGGGGGACGGCAGGTGTACCCATGAGGGGATTCGCTACTGGCGGCGGGCTCATCCCGGGTGCCAGACCCGTAAACCGGTTGAAGGACAACCTCAGGGCGATGGTGATTGATACCGGCGAAATGATCGGTGTGCAGTCCACGGAATTCATCCTCAATAGCGACGCCACCGCGAAGAACCGGCGCTGGGTTGAATGGATGAACTCCGGCGGCGTTATCCCTGGGAACCCTAGAGATCTCAAGGGGCACCGCGGATTCGTCTACGGCGGTTCGCCTTCGCCCGGGTACGGGCCTCCTGCGAGCGGCTTCATTCCCCGGGGTAGGGCCACCGATGAGATCGCGGGAGCGGTTTCTGCGGCGCTCGCTTCGTGGAGACCAATGGTGCAGATTGGCGGTCGTGAATTCTACGGGCAGATGCAGATGGCTGAAAGGCAGTACGGGAGTCGGAGGTAGGGGTAATGCATCTCGGTACGACAATAGATGGCCTTTACCGGCTGAAATGTCCGGTGTCTCTTGAAACCAGCTACCAGGATCATGTGACCTTCCATCAGGCTGCCGACGGTTCGCAATCAGCGACCATTTTCGGTGGCCTGGTGGGCAATCGCACTTGGACTGTCGGGTATTCACTGATGACGCCGCGGGATGCGATGTTCTTGTCTTCTTTCACGGACCATAAGTCTTGGTACGACCGTGGCAAGGTGTGTTTCATCCCGACAGCAGGGGAGCGAACGAACATGCTCACTCGGGAAGAGTCAGGTCTGTCTCTGGTGCCGGGGTTCATGAAAAATCCTGTGGTGACCGAGGACGGTCCGGTGTTTGGGTACGTGGAATCTGACGAGGTCGTGAGGATCGCGGATCAGCTACCGTTACCGGCCAGTGGGGAGCGTCGTCTTTGTTTGTCCTTCTACGCGGATGGGCCTGTTCTGTCTCGTGTGGAGTACTGGAGGGGCGGGTCGAACGTGGTCAATTATGTGTTGGATCATCATGCGACTAAGTCGTGGCGTCGTGAGCACACGGTTTATCCCGCTGTGTCGGAGGCTCGTTTCGTGAAGGTGTTTATGAGAGGTAGATTCACGGCCCCGGCGATAACCCTTGGGGAGCATTTGTACGAGTACGGTACGGGAACACGCGTGGGGTCCGTTCTAGTCACGCCTGCTGGGGACACTATGCAGTCAGCACGTTCCAGGGGGTTTACCCACCAGTCCTATTCGAAACGATCTTTCACGATCACTGAATTGCGAAATAGTTACGAGGTCCGATGACAAACAAGTCCGTGACAAGTATCTATACGTTGGTGACCGTTCGTGGTGTGGACATGGGGGTTCAGGATGTCACGTGGGCCGCGTCCATTACGAATGATCTGCCTGGAAGATTTACTTCTGGTGACGCTGTGGAACAACGGACCGGCGAGATCCGGTGGAAACCGAGTGAATTGATTTACGACGGTATCTCGCCGCTGGACCCAAAGTACCCACGCCCGGGAGATCCTGTCACGGTTCAAGTCGTAGTTACTGCTGAGGGTGTCACGGTCCAGCGGAGGGTTTTCACTGGGGTTATCGATGTGACAACTGGGGGAATGGGGCAACCACTGGTGTCTAGGATCATCGACGACTCGGACCAGCTTAATCGGTCTGTGTCCCGGTATCCGCTGGTTTCTAATCTTCCGCGACGGCAGAACACGGTATGGCCGGAGCGGTACCCGGGAACGGCGATGTCTTTCGTTCTCGGTGAAGTCGTGAAGCAATGCGAGTTTGGGGTGGGCTACCCCGGATACGGGGGACGGTTCTTCCTTCGCGCTCACCTTGTCGGTTCCTTGTGGACCGACTTCCTGTCCAGCGAAGGAGCTTTGATCGTGGCCGGCGCAACCGAGAATGGTTCCGGTGAGCCAATCTTCGGGCAGATCAAAGCGTCTGCCACCGGCCCGAGTCGCATCGGACTCCTGACCGGCGTGGGCTGTTGGGACACGACCGACTCGACGGTCGCAGCCACGGGCATGTGGATCGAAGCGGAAGTTCATAACTTTGATGGATCCTCATACCTGTATGCCGGCTGCCGGTTTAATAGTTCAACCACGGTACAGATGGGTGTGACTGGCGGCGTTTTTTACGTGTACACCTCGATTCAGCATCCCGTCAGGGTGACCACACTGTCGGGAACACACGTCATTGGCTTGTTTTATCCCGCCAGAGTTGGCGACAAGATGTGGGCGAGGGTGGACGACGTCTACTATGACACCGGGCTGACGCGAACGGACCCAGATTCAACGCTGATACCGGTCGACGGCAGCAAATCCACCGGACCTAGGACTGCGCCGATCTTCCTTTACAAGTCGGGTACCGGGATCGTTTTCGACCTGGTTATGGGGCGAATGCCCGCGGGGTCCACCGTGGACACCTGGAAACGGTTCACGGGCACGAGGCGGGCGGGCCGGGTCAACTACGAGGTTCCGAACTTCAAGGCCGGGTACATTCCCGGTGCGGAAGACCAATCGGGGAAAGCAGCCATCGACTCGGTGTCCACACCATTTTGCATTTCCTCGTGGATCGACGGTGAAGGGACCCTGAATTTCGTTTCGGGCGAGCAGCTTCGCGCCCGACGACCAATCTTGACGCTCAACGAAGGCGACTACGCCCCGCTGGAATGGGAAGCCTCCTACACGCATGCGGCTTCCGTAGTGAAGGTGAAAGGCCTGACTCATGAGGTGACGATGACCGGTTCAGGTGACCCAGTGATCACCGCCTGGCAAGGAACTACCTCGGATACTTTCGACGCCCGGTGGAAGATGACGGAATTCTTTACCGTCCCGGAAGACAAGGACTTCTTCGAGGTTGATACCGTCCCGACGAACCTGAACTCGCGATTCGACCGCTGGAACACTCTGAAAGGGGAGAGTCGTTGGACTGAACGGACGCAGCGCCTCTGGTTTGGGTGGGGATCGGCCTTTTCGGTGGCTCGCCTATCTGAGAAGGCTCGAGGCGAAACCGGGGCCCAGGATCGGCATATTCCCGGTAGCAGGTTGTTCTGCAATGTGACCCGGTTAAGTCCGCGCACGTACCTCATCGATTATGGGTACAAGGGCCTGTGGGTGAAGGAATCGAAACCGATGATGTCTCCTTGGATCGCGTCGTCACTCGGTTTGGACGCGACAGCGGGGGACGCGATGCCGGTTCTAAGGGCTGGAGGCATGGTTACGAAAATCCGGGCCCGGACGCTGACTAAATCGACTGGCGGGCCGCCCGGCCCCGAGCTGCTCCATGACATGGGCATCTACCGGGGGCACGGGGGCGGTGAGTACATGCGCGACGTGCTGGCACGATACTTCTCTACCCCACACCCAGTGTTCAAAGACGTGACAACGGTTTTCGACCCACGTATCGACGTTGGGCAGGTCGTCACGATCGACGCGTCCCGCAGGTGGGGATACACGTTCGATTGTTTAGTCACCCATGTCGAACAGAACCCATCGACCGGTACGACGTCCTTCACGCCTAGGGTGATCACGTCTAGACGAACGACGACGCCATGAGCTGAAAGATGACGAAAGGAAGAGATGAGCGAATTTGGGCTGGTGACGGGACGATTCCTCGCACCCGTCGCTACCAGCAACGATGAGAACCAGGACCGTGTACCACTGTCGGGGACGGTCCTTTTCACTGCCCGAGCGGTCTCGATGAGAGACAGTGAAGCGGTCTACTTGCCGTCGTCGGTGAAGGCTTGCCTCGATCACGACGGGCGTCTCACATATGACGGCAATTTGGGTGTCCGCCTTCTAGCACCGGGGAAAGAAGTAGAACCTGACGCATGGACGTGGAACGTCGAGTTTCACCTGGAATCGCCCACCGGGTACGTGGACTTCCCTGGGTTCGATTTCCAACTAGCCCATGGGCAGACCGTGGACCTCGCGCAGGTGATGCCGGCGCCTGACCCAGTGACCGGGCAATGGGTGACACGTGGGAAGGACGGTCGAGGAATCGTCAGTGTGTCCCTCGTTGAAGGCATGGTGGCCTTGAACATGTCCGACGGCACCACCGAAACGTACCCTTTGCCCGAGCCTCCTCCAGGGCCGCCTGGCCAACGAGGACCGGCCGGTAAGACTGGCCCAGTGGGCGAACGAGGGCCAAGGGGAGAGCGGGGACCTGAAGGCAAAAGAGGCCCACAAGGATATAGGGGACCAGCTGGCCCGAGTGGGGACCCGGGTAACCCGACCATGTTCCAGATTGTTGGGCCTGGCCGCCCCGATATTGCATCAACGCTTCAGCAAAACAGGCAGACCGTTGTTACAGCACCGGTCGGTGCCTCGTTCTATTCGACAGATGGGGCGGGGACAGGGGCCTGGCAGTGGATGAAAACCCCGGCACGATGGGGCGTCACCCATGGCGACACCGGATGGCGAAAATTACCTGTACCACCGGAACTCGACCGGGATAAGTCTTCCTTCTGGAATGGAACCATGGTCCGCAGAATCGGAACAATTGTGCATTTTATGGCGCAGATCAGTCCGATCGATAACGTCAGCGTGTTCACCATATGGGATGTGCTTCCCGGTTTCCGTGCGCAGCGAAATGGTATCCCCGGCTGGAACTGGGTTTCTCATTCTGCACGGTTAATCGACGCGAACGGTTCCTCCCGGGCAAGAGTAATCCCGGTCCTTCAAGACCCAACGATCGCGAATCTCTACTACAGCCAGGTCAACGACGGGAACAAGATCCTCGTCAACGTCGGAACCACCACTGGCCGGATGGCGGCGTCCACACAATGGCCAACAGACGACCCGTGGCCAGAAGAACTACCAGGGACGCCCATCAGCTAGGCGAGGAGAACCAATTGGATGAATTGATCGCCTCGATTGCGTCGTTTCTTAGCGGCCTGGCACTCTCACTGATGACGTTATGGACCAAGAAGACCCCCGAGAAAGTCGACGCCGCGAAGAAGATGGGGGACGCATTCTCTGTGCTCGCTGACAGGGTCACAAACCTTGAAGAATCGAACCTCAAACAGTGGGCCATCATCCAAGAGCAACGAGCCAAAGTCGAGACACTATGGGTCAAACTGCGCCGCGTCGTCTCCTATGCTCTCGACCTGGAAGTTCGATTGGACGCTCTGACAGGGGAACGGCATCAACGACCACCGGGACTCGACGAGATCCTCAACGACAAATAATCCATGCACCCCGAGGGGTGCATTTTTTATTCCTTCCAGGAGAACACGAATGAGCTACACGCTCGACGAAACAACGTACAACAGCCCGAATTTCACGCCGGCAGCACAGGTGCCCGTGGTGTTCGGTGGCCCACGTGTCATCGAGGGGGTGACGGTGCACTGGTGGGGTGATCCCGCCAATAACCCTTCGTTCGAGGCGACGGCGAACGAGCTCTGCAAACCCGGTACGGGTAAGAGCGCGCACTTCGTCCTGGAAGCCGGCCGGGTTGCGTGCCTGGTGTCCCCGGAGAACGTTGCATGGCACGCCGGGAGTGCCCAAGGCAACCGCACCACTATCGGTATCGAATGCAACCCGAGGATGACCGACAAGGACCTCGAAACCCTTGTCGAGGTAATCGGGTGGCTCGAATCCGCTTATGGCTCCTTGAAGGTATACCCCCACCAGCACTGGAGCCCCACGGCCTGCCCCGGTGACTACATGCACAAGATCGACTGGGTCATCGAACAGGTCAACGCCCACAAAGAAAACAACAACGCCGCCAGGGCGGCACTCAGAGAGGAGCTGAGTCTCACGTCCAAGGAATACGACGACATCATTCGAGAGCTTCGCATCATCAGGAAGGACACCGAGATCACCCGTGGAGGCATCTTCGGTACGTTCTCCTATACCGGTGAGCCCGGTACTCAAGAGCGCGGCGTAGTCCAGTTGCTCAAAGCGATCGACCGGAACACGTGGAACACGAAGAAGATGGTTCGCGTGCTGTTCGACCAGTTCAAGGTCGGCATTCCCGGCGTGCTGGGTGATGGCGACTTCGGGCCGCTACTTCGCAAGGTATATGGACGATGGGTCCGCAACGCCAAGGGCAAGGACGAATGGGTCACCGGCTACCCCGAAGCTGAGGTAGGTAAGGCCCGCAAGGACTGGTGGGACAAGATCACCAAGAACACCTACGACTTCTAAGGAGAGCACTATGGAGAACAATTTTGTGGAGGCGATCCCCGCCAACGTCCGCAAGACCATCTACCTCGTCTACGGTTTCCTGGGTGTAGCAATCGGCGCTATCCAGGTCGGCTATTCCTCCGCCGGCTATGAGCCGCCCGTATGGCTGATCGTGACCTTGGCGGTCTACGCCTTCCTGGGTACGGCGTTCGGCTTCACGGCGTTCACCAACACACCGAAAGCCAGCGCCCAAGTGCCTACCGGAACGTCCACGCCGTTGGCCGACACCGCCCCGAGCGCTGAACCAGGAACGGAGGAGGCGGAAACCTATACCGGCTCCCACGTAGCTAACGGCGAGCCGGAACTCGTCTACGGTTCGGACGGTCTCGGAAGCCCCGTGACGTCCTCGGAAGATACCAACGTCCCGACCGTAGTCGTTGGGACACGGACCACCCCCGTCTAAACAGAAGAAGGCCCCACCCACCTTTATTGGTGGGTGGGGCCTCTTTTTGCATTCACTCAATTATGATCGTCCTATGCCATCGACCCGCCACAGCCGTTTGACCAATGAGTCCTCGAGACGAACTTTCGTGGCATATCAAGATGCTGAAGGTGCCGAAATCTTCAATGAAGAACTAGCTGAATGCATGAAGCACAGTATGTTTGTGAATCGCGATGGAACCTGGGTGAAACGGCCGGTGGAGCCCCTAGTCCTAAACCAGAGGCGTGCGAAGTACAAGCGGCTGATTCAAGACATCGAAGACGGCAAACCGATTCGTAAGGCAAACAAGCAAGGTGCGAAGCCAGTTCGGCGGCAACCGGCGTTGTGGGAGTTATGGCAGACCTGGGAATCCAATACACCCCTTCGGATCTACTACGGAGAGCCGAATGAGCGCCTAGAAGTAGTTGTGGCGTTCTTGGCGCATATCAAGGACATCAGTTGTGACTCTAAGACCATAGCTGAGGTGCAGGATGACCGCATGGATTGTGCTGGCGAACGCTGCGAGGAGCTGTTCGCCCGTCGCGGATGGACGAGCAACTGAGAAGGATATAGAGTGCACTCTATGAACAAGTTAGATCAGGCCCTGGGTATCGATCCCAGCGATCCCGCTGTCAGGCGCGCAGAGGTTCTGTATAACGAAGATGCGGACATGCTGGAACAACTGGTCCAAATTCGCAAGGATAAAGGTCTGACGCAACAACAGGTGGCCGACGCTATGGGGGTTACTCAGCCGACTGTCGCTGCCTTCGAAGGTTACGATCATGATCCGAAACTTTCTACAATTCAACGCTATGCCAACGCTGTAGAAGCCTTGATTGAACACGCTGTCCACGATGATGCGGATGGTCAGTATTCCAGGGGGTGGAAAAGACAAGGGTCTTTTGCCATCCCTGACATGGAAAAAACTGGTGAGCGTCGGGTTCAACTGAAGTTAGCCTCTACTGCAACATCCGAGAAGAGGACGGACTTCTCTCTTGCGGCCTGAATCCAACGTCGTGCCGGTTCAGACCTTCATTGAAAAGGTTGACCTGAAGGTTATTCGCAACATAGAGCGGGTAGGTAAGCTCCACAGGATAAGGGAAGACGATGAGCGTCCTTCCAACCTAGATGTCGACTTCAAGTTGTTTGAGTGGGGTCAGTACATCGAGCTTGGATTCGGGCTCTCTACTGCCGAAGAGGGTGGCTCGCTGGAAATCTCTGTGAAGGTGCACGTCATTTATTCGAACCCGGAAGAATTGAACTTGTCCAAGGAAGACAAGGAAATATTTCTGTCAGATGTGGTGTTCATGCAGGTTTACCCATACTTGCGTGAAGGTTTTTCTTCCATGGCCCAGCAGCTCGGCGTCGGAATCCCGACACTTGGGGTGTTAGAGCGTGGACAATACCGGATCGAGCTAGACGGCACAGAGTCCGGTAGCTTCTGA